CACCAATTACCGCCCTTCCAGGCGATTCTTTCAGCTTGATTGTTGTTTAATCCGATAGAGTCAGATCCATAGTCGCTTGATGATGCTCCATCATCAGGAAGTAAGGTAAGAGCGCGCAGTTTTAATTTTGCTGTATCTTTTACAGTTTCGGCTGCATACACGTCCGCAAATGCGCACCAGTGTCCGTCTTTAACTTTGTCAGCACTTAACTGGTTTGTGTAATACCACTTGTTTGCTGATGAGTCAAAGGCAAGTTTTACCGTTTTAGCGTGGCTGTATGTATCTTCTAATTTCATTGATACAGTATTCTCCGGTGTTACAAATTCACCTGTTGTTGCATCAATAGCTTTCCATAATGTGGATGTTTCATTCATAGGATTATCGACATCTGACGCGTCATTGTTTGGCAGCACCTGGATTTCGCCGTAAACCGTTCTAAATCCTGAAACTGCTTCCCACACATTACCAGTAAGATCGGCAACTCCGGACATGTCGTTATTGTGATACCATGACTTAGGACCGGTACCGGTTAATGTTCTACCTGTCTGGCCATTATCATATGAGCTAGGGATTGCCTGATACAAAGTTTCACTGTCATCGCGGCCATAGTTTGTATTTCCTAATGGGATATATCCATTTTTTTTGCAGTAAAGCGCAATAAATGCCCATTCTGCAAGTGTTGTTGTGTGCCATCCTTTGCCTTTATCAAAGGATCTTTTAACAAGATCCTGGTGCTGGATGTCATGTGCTGGATCCATCGCTGGCAGTGATGCAAATTTTCCACCGTTTACGCTTGTAAGATATTTTCCCATCCAAAAACCGTCAATTTCCTTCCCGTTTACGATAAACGCTGGGTGCGTGGAATTGTCACTTGTATTAAGTAAATCACTTAACTTTTGTTTTTTAAAATAAACAAAGATTGATGGGATTCCATCGTCGTCAATGATAACTTTGTTGTTTGGATAAGCCATTGAGATGGCTAAAGCTGTTAAATCGTATTGCATTCTATTCTTTCCTCCTTAGTCAATTGACCATAATCTTAATGTTACATCAGACATGTTAAGCGGTTTTTTAACACGTGACATGTTTTGACTCTGACTGTTGTCGTCGTCATCATTTTTGACATCATCGTACTGTGCAGCTGGGATCATGACCTGAGCCACATATTTAGTGCCCTTATCGGCGCCAATAGTCAGGTCACCGAAAAGTGTACTTACAATATCAATTGTGATGTCAAAATCCTTCTGATATTTTTCACAGTTGATCATGAGCATGTCGTCAAAGATCAGTTTTGTGCCGATCTGCTCATAATCAATTTTTGTACCTTCATTTACTTCTTCGATTTTTACGGTATCCATTTTTTATTCTCCTCCCTTTACAAAAAGTTTTAAGGTTGCTGTCTTTGCCGATCCTGTATATTTGACTTTAAAGCCGTTTAATAATTTATCGTATACGACAATGTCTCCGACGGTACCGTTGTCATTTTCGGCCACTGCTTCGACAGCGTAGTCATTTCGAGACTTTGCATTTTTGAGTGCGATCGTTTTGCCTGAGTCGTTAAACGGAAACTTTGCTTTATTTTCAAGTGTCACATCATACTCATCAACTGTTTCGTTGTGGATATTTTCGGCAAGTTCGCGGATCAGGATTGCCGATGCGATTGATGCATCATCAATACCGTTTTCCATGTTGTTAAAATTTTTGGCGCTTTGAAGAGTGCCCTGCTGAATGGTCTCACCTGTATCAGCATCAACAACTTCATCCTGCCAGTTTGTTTTAGTGTACATAGGTTACCTCCTTCTTTTAATTTACATCACTTTCATATAACGGGATCTTCATTTGTATAAGAGTCCCCTGGCCAGCTGCCTTCTTGACATTCTTCTGCCTATAGGCTACCTGGATCCCTCGCACATCAATGATGCGCGATGCCGTGATCGTCGCAGCGGTTTCGTCAAGATCCGGAAACGTTGCGTTTATAATGATCTCATTCCCGCTTACGTCTCTCTTTTCGATCTTTCCGCGGTGCCACGCCCCGTTTGCCTGGCACTCTACATAAGCGATCGAGCGGAGCCACTGTTTTCTCCGCTCATTAAGGAAATCATCAGTAAAATAAGCCATGTTTTACCTCCTAGTTTTATGACCTGCATCTGTACAGGCCACATTTTTTATAGTTAAAAATTCGGACTGCCGATAAGCCATTGGCTTTTATACCGGCGGTGTCTTTGCTGGATAGCATCCGATTTTTAACATGTTTAATCATGTAAATTAAATCATTATCATCATAATCGCATTTTGCATACTGCTGATCACGTGATCCGACTGTATCAGAGCACTTTGTGATGCCTGATTTTTTAAAGCTGTAGATGTCAGCGCCGTCATTATAAGATGACACGATCTTGTTTTTGTTTATCTGTCCAAGCGTGCCACGATGACCGCCAAGGCGGCCACATTTGTCACTGCCGACACCTTTGAGCATATAACCGATATAACGCGATGCATCGCTGACAGTCATACTGCCTTTTTGCAAAATGCCGATCGTGGTAGCGTGTGGAGTAAGGCCACATTTTTTGATTTTGTACCTGTGATACTTATCATCATAAGCCACAAGCTCTGCAGCCTCGTGATCTTGAGACCATAAATACAAAACACCAACAAGTTTTGATCTCTCATTTTTTGCACTGTTGACAGCATTGATAAATTTTTTGAGTGTTATCTCATCGACGTTATCATTTGTTGTCAGTGCCATAAAAGTAAACGGCTGGCCATCAAACTCGGTCCACTCGTAAACAAAGCCCTGGCCAAAGTATGCAGTTATTAACTGCTGGACGCTCCACGACGTCCCTCTTTTTCTTTTGACCGATGACGCGTATCTAAGTACATCACGCTTTGTATCGATGTCGGCCGTTGAATCATACCAGTCGATGTCCAGCTCCCACGCTAACTCATCAAGCTGTTTTTCGTTAAGTGTTTCGATTTCGTCCCATACTTTTAGCGATCGGACGTTATACATTGATCGTCTGATCAGATCATCAAGCGCTTCTGCAATGCCCTGATCACAACCGTCTTCCTGCATAAATTTTGGCAGCAGTTTAATAAATTTGATGTCATCAAGATTCATTTACGATCACCGCCTAAAATTTATCCTGGGTTACGTGCGTAACTTTAACACCGGTACACTTTGCGACCTGTGTATCATTTAATTCGACATATTCCGGTTTTGTGACAATAACGCGGTTAGCACCAGTAAGGCCCTCACCCGGAGACAGGATTCTCTTTCGCAGTTCGTCCGGATTGATATCGTATCCGATACAAGAGCACTGCCAGTCTTTATACTGATCGATTGCTCCGCCTGGTCCCTCGACATTTGTGATGACCTCGTTTGCATCCTTAAAGGTCGTGTAGTATGTAAGCTCGATACTGTATTCGACCTCCTCCGGTTTTACGACATCCACGATGTCGGTCAGAGGCTTTACATCATCACTCGAACACACATCTTTAACTTTTTTGATAACTGCATCAGATGGTACACCTCCGCCCTCAACAAGCGGGATAATTCGAACATGGCCGCCGTTTGTGCGCTCGTAAGAGACTTTTAATGATGTCTCATTTTTGATCGGATCAAGAAGCGAGATCGTAAGAAGCTGATCATCATAATTATAACTGTAGTCTCTATCCAGTACGCAAGGCGTACCATCTTTTTTGAATACTTTTAATGTTTTATCGTGGATATACGTACCGCCAATAAATGCTTTTTGAGCATAGACAGTAAGATCTTTTGTGACCGTCTCATCCTCGAGACTCACAACGGCATCAGTGACAGTTGAGTCAGCAGTAAGCGCCCAGTACTTATAAGCCTTGGCAGTTCCGGCAGTAGAATATGCGTTTTCCGCTTCGCGGATTCTTTCGCGGTAGACATCATCCTCTTCTTCATCCGCCCCTCCGGCCGACGTTGTGATATTTGTGACTGAGCTAACGAGCGGAATTTTTGAGATATCTACAATCGTTGTGATTGTCCCTGTCTCTAATCCGTTGTAGTCTGATCCGCCAATTTCGGCCGTTGCATCAACCGTGACGCTGGTGTCTCCGGCATTGATGACGACTGTATCATCAGTAATAAAATAATGCTCATAGTCGCCTGTTACTCGTATGCCTGACGGTATAACGATATTTGATGACATCGACTGGGCTACGCTAAACTTTAATTTGACGCTTGCGGTCTCCGACATTTTTCGCATTACTCCGCGCCCTTCGCCGAGAGCGTCCAGCGTAGTGCCTCGCGCGTATCTCAGCATCTTTTGCTGACATGCATCATTAACCGAGTTAAAAGCTGCTATTATTACATAGCTCAGAGCGTTTGCAAAAACATCACGCTCATCGCCTGGGTAAAGAGACTCTCCGATCGTGTTTTCAATCGACTCTTTTATTTTTTCGTATATCGACTCGCTGTCGGTATCTATAAATTCAAGCTCTAAATCATCCGCCATCTTTTAGCCTCCTTCCTGAGCGCCATTCTCTAAAATCGACTGTTCACGCTCTTCATTTGTCTGATCATCATCGTCATCATAGTTTGATGATATTTCAAGGTTTATTTCAATGTCTCCATCATAGCTACCTGATACATCGATATTATCGACATTTGATCGAGGTTCATATACTGATATCGTCTCGAGCATGTCTGACTCGATGTCCTCAATATCAACAGCATGATCAATCATGTCTGATCTCATGCCTCTCATGCGATCCATCGGGACCTCCATCTCGCGCATAGCTAGAAGATTATTGATGCAGACATCAGGGTTTGAATTGCCACTTTTTAGCATCTTAGTATAACCTCCTTATCGTATATAACTGGTTGTGATAGTATCCGCTTGTCACAGTTGCGGTTGTAACCGTCGCACCGCTGTGGGGAGCGTGGACCATTTTACCGCCGCCGATGTAAATGCCTGTATGGTGGATACCGTTATAAGCGCCGTTTGATGAGAAAATCAGTACGTCTCCGGCTTTGGCCGATGATAATGATGAGATATGTTTGCCCTTGCTGGACAGTCCGCGCGTATCGGTTCGGCCAAACTTTATACCGCAGTGATTGTGCGCCCACCATACTAATCCAGAACAGTCGAAAGTGCTTGGACCGCTTGCGCCCCATACATACCGGCAGCCTTTTTTAGACATCGCTGCTTTTGCGATCCTTGCTCCGGTTCCTGATCCTTTAACTGATCCGGATGATGTTGACAAAACAGACAGGTCACTTTTTTTGATTGGGTTTTTAAGCCCTACAAGATAAACGCGGCCTTTTACAATCTTGGCCACTTTATATTTTTTAGATTTCACTTTGGCCGAGATCTTAAGCTTGCCACCGTAGTATTTAGAACCTTTGATCTTAACCCATACACCGACGGCCAGCTTTTTCTTTTTCTTGGACTTTTTCTTTTCCTGCTCTTTGAGCCATTTCTTATGAGTTTTGGCGCGCTGTTTTGCGTCCCATTCCTCAAATGTTAGCGTGATTTCGGCTGTACGCAATCGGCCAAGATCATCGATATTTGGAACACCGACAGACACATCTTTGAGCATGACCGGCACGAGCCAAACTCTTTTACCGCCCATAAAAAGGTAGTCATATTTTTTGATGTTTGAGGTCCATTTCCGGTACTGGTACAAAATGTCGTTTCCGAGTTCGGGGAGCAGTGTGGTGGTCATTTCGATTGTGGCCGGGGAGTAATTAAGGTTTGACGATTCCTCATCGATATCAACAGACTTCTGGATCGTCATGGATGACACCGGATTTATTTTCTTTGAGGTGACACCAAACTTGATCCCATTCCAACTGCCCTGGTTTTTGTTCATCAGTTTTTTGTTGTAAGGATTTTTGATCTTTACCTTTTTCCTGGACTTAGATTTTTTCTTTTTTTCTTTTTTGTAGTTGGATGATGATCCGGTGTTGGAGCGCGAGTTAAGACTTCTTTTTGTGTTTTTCGCGCTTCTTTTCTTTTTTGTTACTTTCTTTTTGGCCAAGATCAGTCACCTCCGATCTTTTCTATAGCGATGCCGGTCAGGTCATTAAAGTAAACATAAGCAATCGTGTCTCCAGCTTTTAAGCTGTTGATCATTCTTTCGGGGACCTGTATGGTCTTCTTTAAAGATTTTGTTTCAGAGTCTTCAAGCAATGCGATTGCCTTGCTTATTTTTATAATTTTTCCTTTTCCAATTTCTGCCATTAGTATCCCTCCAAAAAAATATCTCTAAAAAATACTTTCATCGATTCATTTACGTAATCGTATCTTACTTTTGTAAGCATGACTTTTTTATCGGCCATGCCGTCTTTGCTTAGATAAACAACCGATCCGGCTGCATACGCTCCATCGAGCTGATATGTAAAAGATCCGCATCGTGCGTTTTTGTTTGCGGATCTTAAATAAGATTTTGCATATCTTAGAGCCTGTGAGTCAGACTCAACGTATGTCTCGATCATGTTTAGTACATTTGTCGAATGTACCGACGCGTCTCTAAAGCTGGCGCTGTACTGGCCGCCCGACACATTACATGTGCTGATCATTTTGTATGACTGATCGGCATACTTGTAATTGTCACTATCATAAATTGTAATAGTAGATGACGGAGTTTTTGACTCAAAGGATGGCTCGCTGTATACGATAAGATGGCGATTAAAAACGATAATCTGATATGATTCTCTCTCGCACAATTTGAGCAAAAAGGCCATGTTGGTCTCATTGTCCTGGGAGACAAAGTTGTACACAACGTTATCGACGCCAAAACAAGACAGCTCAAGCCCCATCTCATCGGCTTTCTGTTTTAGGATGTGCATGAGGTGCACTCTCTGCCACGACTCCGATTTTTTGGATGTGCCCGATACTGGGACAGACATCGCTCTGATCTCGTAGATGTCGCCGTCACTCTGACATCGATGTATAAACATGTCACCAGTCGAGATTGTTTTGTTATCGATCCTGATTACGTCATTTTGATTGATGCCAAGCTTATGCATCTCATGATTTGGATCACTGAGCTTAAGCGTAAGCGTATCGGCTTTTGTCTCCGCATTCGTTTCGTGAATGCATGATGAGATGATGCTTTCAAAATCCATCTGATAATCATTTATTGTGATTCTCATAATGAATCTGTCTCCTCTTCATCGGGATCACCCTCTTCATAATCAAATGCATCCTGACCATTGTCTGACTGATCGGCATTGTCACCGTCATCACCTGAGCGCCAAGGCGGAAGTGAGTCACTTGTCTCATCATCCGCATCAAGCTCCGGAATGTTTATCGTAATGCCGGCATCAAAGATCAGCGTGTCAGCATAATCAGGATTGTATCGAATGAGGTCACTCATAAACATTTCGTCGCCCATCTGATCAAAGGCAATGGAATCCCATGTGTCACCTTTTTGGGTAACATACTCAAAATAGTCTATTACTCTAAGCATAGTAAGATTCCTCCTCGTCATCCGTTATTTCTTTAAGATAATCCTTAAATTCATCCTCAACCTCTTTCAGGGCATCGATGATGTCCTGTTTTTTGGCGCTGCCTTTTATGACAATATTAGGCGCAAAAGTGATACCTGAGATGTTGATGCTCTTGCTTGTCGAGTTGGCGCGTGAATTGGCAATTGATCGCGCTGATGAGTAGTTGTTGCTTACTGATCTCGATTTTGCATTTGTTGTGATGTTTGAGGACATCTCTTGAGGTGTCGCACCAAGATCAAAGCTTAGTGATCCTGTCTTTAAAATGTTTGCGAGGTTTTTGCCTTTTATGCTGTCATCATTTTTAAATGAGACCGGTCGAGGCATTTCTCCACGCTTTACATCAAGGATGCTTACAACATTTGTTTTAGACTGTCGCTGATCCAGCAATTTGGTTACTGGTGCAGTTACGACGCTTGCGAGTTTTGCAATGTTTGCGATCGTGCTGATCATGCTGATTGATTTATCAAGAGCATTTGAGACTCTGATCGATTTTGTATTTGATGCACTGTAAACACGATCATTACTTAAAGCACTGCTATTAACTGCGCTATTTGTACGACTATCAACGCGATTAGTGTTTTTCGTACTGTTTACAAGATTAGCGATTGTTTTTGCACTGCTTAACGACTGCTCATTTAGTACGCTCGATCTTACTGATCTTGTACTGTTTGCAACGTCGTTGTTAATGCTTAATGTTTTGTATCTGTTGGCCAGAGTGTTTGATTTACTGATCCTATAAACACGATCATTACTTAAAGCACTATTTGCTAAATTAGTAACACTTTTTGCAGTTAATGCGCTGATTTTGTTGTTAAAACTGCTGTTTTGTACATTTTTTGCAAAATTTGAGTCGCTATTGTAGTTTTTAGTGTAGTTATTGTAGTTGTTATTGTAGTTGCTGTAGTTATTAACATTTACAACTTTAGAGATTGGGCTTGACTCTACTAACGACCCGGCATCGTTGTAAATGTTTTTGACATTTGTATTGACCGTGCTTGCTATAGCGCGATCCATGTTTTTCCAGAGTTTGTTTAATGGAATAATTCCTTCCGGACCAGCTTCTCCACCGGCCAAAAGTTTATTTCCTGACGCTCCGAAAACTGTTGGACGCGTCATGATACCGCCATTTTTATACCAGTTCATACTAATTGTAGGAACAGTACCTTTTTTGAGGTCAAAATGTCCGTGCCATTTAGGATGTGGAACAGGTATGTGTGGCGGTGTAAACTGGAATGCATCGCGTATTTTTGCACTTAATCCAGCAAGTGCAGTAGCGACACGATTTGGCACTTTAGTAAACGGCTGAACACCGGCATTAGACGCACGCTGTCCGGCCGCTCTTGGTGCAGATGTCTGACCTACACTGTTAGAAAAACTCTTGTTTGTTTTAGTACCTTTTGACTTTGCATCTTTTGACTTATCAAGTTTAGATGTTGACGCATTGCCGAGCATTGCGCTCGCCTGTTGTGCCGTCATCTTGCCAGCCGCGACTGATGCAGCTAATCCCTTAGGGATTTTTACACCCTGTTTTTTAGCTTTTTTGACGGCTTTGTCAAATTTGATGACCTGTGCAAGTCTATCACTTGCCTGTTTTGTGGTAATTTTGCCCGATGCAATTGACTCCGCTAAACTGTTGGCCGTTTTTGATCCTTGCTTTTTAGCCTTTTTGACAGCCTTATCAAACTTTACAACCTGAGCTAGACGATCACTCGCCTGTTTAGCTGTAATCTTGCCGGAGTCCACTCCGCTTGCAAGACTGCTAGGGATTTTTACACCCTGTTTTTTGGCCTTTTTAACGGCTCCATCAAACTTGATTATGCTGTTGAGCTGACTCTCTGCTTTTTTAACTGTAACCTTTCCCGTTACAATTTTTTGTGAGAGAGCTGTTGGGATCTTGATACCGGCATCTTTAGCCTTGTTGATGACAGTTTTGTACTTGATAGCTGTCGTTAGTTCTTGAGTCGTTGCCGGTAAAACCTTCATCGTTGATTTCATCCCGGCCGCTAAAGCGTCAGGAATCTTTTTACCGTCAGCTCTGGCTTTGGCAATTGCTGAGTTAAACGAATTGATGTTTATATTTTTATTAACATTAGCAATCTCTTTGTTTAGCTGTGACTGTTTTGTTTTTAGTCGGCTATACGATTTTTCAGCCTTGCTTAATGCTGATGTATATTGACTGAGCTTCCGCATAGCTTCATTTTTGTCGGCTGCACTCGCAGTTGGATCAGCATCAAGTTTACGAGATCTTGCCAATGCGGCCTGCTGCTTTTTGCGCAGTTCATCAACTTTCGCTCCCTGTTCCGCAAGATTGACAGAATTTGACGACTGCTGCAGTTTAAGCTCACCTAATTTATCAGTAAGACCGCTTGCATTTTTGGCGGCAGCTTTTGCGATGGACTGCTGCTTTAAAAGCTTGATGTTTTCGGCGATCTTTTCGTTTGTCTTTGACAGCTGGTCTTTTTCCTCGTTGTATTTTAAGTTAAGACCTGGGATGACTTTATTAAGCGCCAAGACATCCGCTTTAAGCTCTTTCTTTTGCAGTGATGATTTGTTTTCAACACTGCGCAATTTTTTGATTTTAGACGCAAGGTCATTTGCAACAGCGCCATTTGTTATCATGGCGGTGTTTTGTTTTTTGGATGCGCTGATTTGTGCCTCTGATGACGCGATAAGGCTGTCGGTCTTGTCAGCAGCGCTGTCATATTTTTTGGTCAGGCTGTCAACCTCTTTTGATGATGCCTGGAAATTATGGCGCTGTGAGAGCATGACGGCCGAAAGTGCTGCGACGGCTGCGATAGTCGTACCGGCCACTGCACCAGAAGATGCAAGATAAGCCGTAAAAGTATGCTCACCGGCGGCCGCGTGTTCAGTTGCGCTCGGCAGTGCTTTGACATATTTGATGTATTTTTGGAGACTCTGAACCGCTTTGAGTGATCCAGGTCCTGACTCTTTGAGCGCTGCCGTAAATTTGATGACTTTGCCTGTTGCTGATGCCGTTTTGATGATCATGTTTCCAATGCCGGAAGTGACCTTGCCGACGCCGATCAGCACAGGGCTTGCGATTGCGACTAATGCGGTAGCTCCGGCCACTGCATTTTTTTCGCTCTGTGGCAATTTACTGAATTTATCAGTAAGACCGCCAATTGATTTTGTAACAGAATTGATAGCCGGAGATGCCGCATCCATGAACGTCTCGCCAAGCTCGATCCCTGAATTTGTAAGATCATTGATCGCTTTCTCGGATTTTGCTCCTCGGGTGTTTAAGTTGTTGAGGGCTTTTGACACGTTACCGGTCGAATTGTTCATGTCGCCAAGCTGCTTGTTAAAATCCTTTGATCCAGCATTTAACAGTGCAAGCGCACCGGCGCCAGCACGTGAGTTGGACCATAGGTTCTTGAACTCAGTTTTGTTACCTTTTACTGAATCACCAAGGATCTGCATGACGTCGCCAAGCGATTTCCCGGATTTCATTAAAGTCGTGAAATCTTTGCCTGTCTGCTTTTTTAAGACCTTTGAAACACCTGATCCTGACTTAGACAACTCGTTAAACATGGCTCTCAATTCGGTTGTTGATGCGGCCGCGTTAATACCCTGTTTTGTCAGCTGAACATAACCAGTAGACAGGTTGGCCATGTTTACCCCTAACGCTGATGCCGTTTGGATAACATTACCCATCTGAGCTGCAAGCTCATTTACTGTGATCTTGCCTCGATTTTGAGTCTGGATCAGCATATCACTAAGCTTTGACGCCTCGGATGTTTTTAATCCATACGCGTTGATGGCTGTAGATAAGACGTCAACCGCTGATGCTGTATCCGTAGAACCTGTTTTTGCTAGGTTGGCGGCCGTTTTGGTAAACTTGGCCACCTGGTCAGTTGGAACGGAAGCGGATAATGACTGATAAGCCGCCTCGGCGATGTCAGTGGCGCTTTGACCTGTCTGATTAGACACTCTCAAAAGGCTTTTTGACAGCGCGCTCAATTTATCATCGGAAAGACGGGCGATAGTATTGACCTTGGCCATTCCGTTGTCGAAATCGTTGGCCATTTTAACCGATGCAGTGATAAGCCCCTGCGCACCGAGTGATGCCGGCATGAGTTTTGTACCAAGAGACTGCATTTTAAAGCCAGCACTTTGTACGCTCTCGCCAAGCGCTTTGATTTTTTGCGTGACTGATGACGCTCTCTGCGCAGCTTGTTGCATCGCCTCGTCAGCGCCCTGCCCCGTTTTCATATCTGGCATTGTAGCTGTTTCTGATGCTTTTTTGCGCAGATCATCAATCTGCTTTGATGTCTTGCCAAGTTCAGTTTTTACTGATCCGTCATTTTTGGCAAAGATCTCAATCAATGTTTTTAATTTGGCCACTTTACCCATAGTATCCGCCTCCTCTCTGCTGTTGTTTTAGCTGTTCGATTTCCTTTTTTTGCTCCTCGACTGCATCACAATAGTCTCGGATAAAGTCGGAAAGCGACATGTGATAAATAAACTCTATCGATGTGCTGAAGTATCTGGAGTACTGTCTTGCGCATCGTCGGAGGTCTTCACCGGTACACCCTCCGATCCCAGAAATAAAAAATTTCGGCCGAGGATTGATGCATTGATAACGTCAACACCTTTTAGTCTCATTAAATCGATGTATTCCATATTTCTATTAACTGCAATAATGGCAGTAAACAAGATGGCCATGCAGTATGTTGGCGTCATGGCAAAGTCGCTGTCCGCGATCTTAAAGTATGATTCCATTTCAAGATAATCTTCGATTGTGATTTCCTGAAAATCATATGTGAGTTGTTTATACTTCTTCCCGTCGATCATTACGGGATTGACTAAATCCATTTTACATTTCATTTTTTTAGTCCCCTTTTTTTATTTTAATTTATGCATAAATTAAGAGAGAGCAAAGGTCGCTCCCTCTTTAGTTTTTTATCTGAGGTATTTATCTAAATCCTCATAGTAGTTTTTGCCGTTGACAATACATTTCTTGGCAAAACGATCAAAGTCGATAACGGTCTTGCCGTCATCAACAAGCTTGTATCTGATGCATGTGTATGTGCATTCGAGTTCAGTATTTTCGCCGAGCTTTGTATTTGGCGCGCCTGATGACTTTAACAAGCCTGACAAAAATACCTTTTTGCCGACGAACTTCTGCGATCCATCTGATCCGATATGATCATCAACCCAGCGGTGTTCAAAAGTATGCATTTCGCCAGGTGTCGTGATCTCACCATAATGCTTTGTGATGCCGTTTAATTTAACGCTAAATTCCATATCCTGGAATAAGCCACGTAATGGAATATCGATTGTCCCCATAACTGAAATTGATTCAGTCACCGGCTGCAAGTTAGGGAATGTGACTTCATGGTCTTCGGCGATCTGAGTCCCATTATGAAAAAGCTTTTCAGCTAATGGAGATGTAATTCTTTTTGATGCTTTTGATGCCATTTATGTTGTCCTCCTTATTCCTGCACTAAATAGTCTTTTAAGCCGTCGCTGTTGTATGCGACAGTATTTGTTGCTGATTTTAATAAAGGTACGTTAGTGACCTGAGTTGACCACTTAAAGTTTCCTTCCATGAGGTCGGATGTTGAGTTATCCGCCGCGTTAAACGCGACAACAGGTGTACCGACTAAGGCTCCCATCGCTTTTAATGCATCCAGCTTTGACTGTTCGGCTGTTAAGACAGCATCCTTGTCGCCTGGTGTCATCGCATGGTCGATCTTGTCACCGAATGACAGCTGGAAATCATTAACGATATATTCAAGCGTGCGGATATATGAGTCGAATGTTACACGTGGATCGAACTGTCCGCCGTAAGAATAAGCAGCAGTATGAGGACCCCATAACTTATAAGCTCCGCCAATGTACGCAAGCGTTGTGATCCCTTTTTCGTTTAACTGGTTACCGTCTTCCTGGTCGAAACCGTTGTTCTTAGAATCAGCTCCAAAATACTGATCGGCAGCGTTGATCTTGCGGTTTGATGGAGACTCAAAAGGTACATCATCATTTTCTGTATCGACTGCTAAGGCGGTTGCCAGGCATGCGACTGATAAGTGATGCACTTTGCCAGCGCCGTCAATAAACTGGGGCCAGCAAACCTTAGAATATTCAGAGTTATATCCGTGTTTTTCTTTCCATGCGATCGCCTTATCGATTGTATCGATTGCGCCGGTTGCGTCTTTGACAGGGATGTCAGCCATTACAAAACCATCCCAGTGGCCGTTTAAGTTTTGCACATGTGCGACCATAGACATGTAGACGTCAGGATCTTCGCTAAATTTTGGACATCCCAAGAGATTTAAAACGACATTGTGTCTCTGATATAACAATTTCAGAGCATCCATGCCTTTGTACTGACCGTCGGCTGTGGTTTCGCCGATAACTTCGGCTTTTGTGACTTTTGACGCGTCTACAGTGTAGTAAGATGCCTGAGCCGCGCTTAATTCGCCGGTTAATGATTTGACCGTAACCATTCCTGTCGCGAATGAGTAAGAAACAGTAAAGTCCTTGTCTTTTGTTTTTTCGGCAATTGCAAAAGTGTCCAGAATGATGTCATCAGACTTAAATGAGTAAGTCCCGTTTACTGTTGTGATCGTTAATTCTTTCGTTGCTGATGATTTTGCAGTATCAGGATCTAAAACATTGATCACATAAATCGGGCCAATGTTCTGTACTGTGTTGTTAAAATGTTCAGCGATTGCTTCACACAGCGTGAAACGGTCCCAGTCATCGGAATAGCCGACCTTTTTCTGGGCCTGTGAAAAGCTTGTAAGCTCAATTGGATTATTGACCAGTCCGGCTTCTTTATAGCCTGGAATTAAATTGACTGGTAATGTGCCGACGTATGCGGCAACGGTTGCCGAATTGTCAGCAGCTGCGACTGTTGATGGATTGATGGATCCATAGATTCCATGTTTATAAGCCATTTAAATAATTCCTCCTTGATTTTTTGGTAAATAAAAAGCCTGATTTTCTAATCAAGCAGTGCATCAGAATTTTTTACAGGCCTCTGATATGACCTTAATTTAAAAGTGATTGTACTGAGCCAATACGGATACCATCGGATAAACTCGCCCTCGTAAAGCCATGGACCAAACGAGATCGGCTCATCGTGCACGACCTGCATGTCTCCGATGATGTCGGCCTTTTCGATTGCGCGGATGACGATATCGAGAAACGTCATCGACTCTTTCCATCCATCAAAATTTCGGATGTAGTCGCTTTTGGTTTCACCGGTATAAGACTTTTTTGCAAAAGCCGTATCGTCATCATGAGGGATGTAAAGACCGCCTTTTGTAAAAATTCCCGGATTCCATGACTGGAGCAGTAGATTGATCGTAAGATTTCTCTCTCTGCCGTCGATCAGTTCCGAACCTTCGGTGATTCTCACACATATGGCCGGGGCCTGTTTTCGCACGGTCGTGATCGGATTACCATTTTCGTCGTACTCACCTTCGCCGACGTTTGAATCAAAGGTCAGCGGAAAGATTTCAGGGTGGCCCATCACCGGATTATCGATATACGCGTCATCGATGACGTCACCTTCCGGCGGAACATAAAGCATGATCTTGTCACAAACTTCTTTTTTTAAAAAGTCGCATACCTCAATCATCTGATCGAGTACAGTAAGCATGTTTTAGTACCCCCTGTATGATTTCAGCGAGATCTCGCTCATGCCAAGCTCTCGCCTGATCTCAATCACAGACATCTCACGGCCGTCCACATTTAAGACGCTCCCCTGTTTTAAATTTGGCGGAAGCTCTTTAGTTTTTGCAAACAGGATGACATCCGCCTCGCTGACGCCTAAAATATCCGAGTTTTTAAGACGGACCAAGTTATCGGTGTCGATACATGCTCTGATCTTTTTGCCGGAGACCGTGTGATCTCAGCG